TTAGAGGTATTTACAATGAAACCAAGGGACTCGAGTATATTACAGACGAGCTGATAAAGCTCCACGGGCACAATCAAGTCATCCCCGTAGACGGAGCACCCTGAAAGGTGCCCCTCACCGGCCTTACCGTAGTGTATCCTGTGAGCGAGCTCTATCACCGATGAGAATAAGTAACTCTCTATCGGAAAACAGAGCGCACTACCCATTGGTGCAAACTTATCAAAGGTCCTCACCTTTCCATCTATGATGGTTGATGTTGACCTTGATGCAAATAGATACCGATAAATCGGCATCCCTTTGCATAATGCACCAATGAGCCTCCAGGATACACTGTCCGATGCGTTTGACAAGTCAATTGTAGCTAAGTCGCGCCAAAGTGCTTGCGCGCACAAACATCTATTCACTTCCTGTGAAAAGATGTTTACATACCTGTTAAGAGGATGACTCCTCCTATGGGTATAAGCTACAAGTTGACTCGCGATCCCTTGCTGGAGATATTGCAGCCAGGCAGGTTCCATACATATTGTACGGTCCTTACCTGCTTGCTTCGGTACGAATACTACCTTGGCCGTACGTGTTGTAGGGCCAGCAGGTGGTAGAGGTACCGGCTCCAGACTAGGAAATCGTAAACAAACGCGTGCAACGGTGTCTGAACGTAATTGGGCCCACTTTTTGGCCCTCACCCGTCCAGAATCAGCCGTTGAACCGGACCCGTGCTTGGGTAAGAACGGTTCTTTGAGAGTGAATTCTCCAAACCACTCTCGCCAAATCGTTCTTAGACCAGGAATGTACACATTATCGTCGAAACTAATCGACGATAATCTCGTGTCATTCTGTATGTAGTCCTGTACACCTTCGTCTACAGGTCTAATACATACAGGCAACCTCTTTAGCCACCCCAAAAAGGTGACAATTTGGTTAAAGACGCGAGAAGGGTGTACTATAGGAATGCCCTGGTAGGCGAATTCAATCGCACTACAAAGGCTTCCCACCCACCGGTGCTTGAGAGTCCTAATACGACTCCCGTTCCAATTTCCGTGCTG